CCAACACAACACTACTGGAACCTTGTTGAAGCAATTTATTCTTGGCAAGCGATGGATTTGTACGAAACAGCTTGTGCCTGTATTGGCAAGAAAGAAGAGGCCGAAAAGATTAGGAAGGCAAGACCAGCCCCTAAAATTAGCGTGGTTCACGCAACCAAAGGAAGGCCACAAATCGCGTGGCAAAGAAGGCATCAATGGCTAACGCTTGCCCAAAAGCCCCTAGAGGTGGAATGGCTTTTTGTAGTGGATCACGATGACCCCCAAGACTACACGCCCCACCAAGCCATCAGAGCCAACCCCGGCGGCATCATTAACGCTTGGAACTATGGGGCAAAACAGGCCAAGGGAGATATTATTATTCAAATGAGCGATGATTGGAGCCCGTGCCGCCATTGGGATGCCCTAATTTCAAACGCTATTGGGGCTACAAATGAGCCTAAAGTCTTGGCAGTATCTGATGGGCTACGAACCGACAAACTCCTTTGTATGGCGATTTTAACGCAAAAGAGGCTAGAACAGCAGGGCGGGTTTATGTTTGCCCCAGAGTACCAAGAGAGTGACGGCATCTATTCCGACAACGAATTTACAGAAAGAGCTTATAGTGATGGGGTTGTGATTGAAGCGAAGGAGATTCAGTTCAAGCATGAAAACCCCCTCTTTGCAGGCGGGAAGCCAGACGATCTAATAAAGAATCACAACAAGCCAGAGTTCTATGGAAAGGGTAAATCCATTTATGACAAAAGAAAAAGCAATTCTTGGAATTAAAAAAGACAAGCCCTCCGACCCAAAAACCCTTGGCGTGATTAAGCTTGGCAAGGCGCGCCCCGATAAAACAAAGTATGTTTTAATGGATTTCGAATATGATGAAAAGGCAGGAAAAGAGCTTTATGAAATTGGGATGGAAATGCTTGCCAAAGACAAGGAAGCAGTCATCAATTATGTGATTGTTGAGGCCATTAAAAATTACATAAAACCAAAATGCAAGAAATAACCATTCAAGACCCATTCGGCCAAGCCCTAGCAAAATACAGCGAGGGGCTTTCTCTTGGGGTTGAAATAGGTGGCGGAACCGGGGATGGCTCAACCCAATGTATCAAAACAAGGGAGCTATTCAGCTTCGAAATTCATCCAGACCGCATAGGCCGACATAAGTATAACCTAGATTCAAGGCAAGGAGGATTGGCGGTTAATTGGCTTTCAAGCAATCCGATGATGTGGATGAGCCTAGAGGCCGTGGAAGATTTTTATAGGACAACCCAAACCAAGCTAAATCAATATCCTCTCGATCAAATTATTGAATGGCACAGGGAAGATTTTAGGGTTGCGGCAAAATATACTTGGGGGCATCCAACCATTAAGGATGAGGCCGACTTTCTTTTGCTAGATGGAGGGGCATTTTCTGGAAGGGCTGACTTTATGGTTTGGTTCCCAAAACTAAAAGAGGGAGGAATCATCGCCCTAGACGACACAAACGACATTAAGAATTACGGGAATTATCAATGGCTTAAAACATCGGGGCATCCTGTTTTATGGGAGGAACCATCTTGGAGGAATGGATGCGCCATTTTTAGGAAATGAAAATAGCTTGGATGGCGGCGCATAGGGCAATCGGGGATCAGTCGTTTAGGAAAAAAGAGCTTTCGCAATGGATAAAAAATATCCGCCTTGTGATGAAAGAGAATCTTGGGGTTATCTATAAAATCTATGTAATTGAGCAAGCTGATGAAAAGGAATGGAACAGGGGGCTTTTATATAATGCGGGGTTCCAAATCGCCGCCATCGATGACAAGAACTTTTTATTCATTCATTGCAATACAGATTATGAAATCCCGATAGAGCCATTGCCCGATGAATTTTTTCATCACAATAAGGGCTTTCTAGAGATTCACGGATATGAGGGCGGGATAGGGTCGCTCTGCGCTTTTTATGCAGATGCTTACGAAAAATGCAATGGGTTCCCAAGCCACTATAAAGTTTGGGGAGGCGAAGATATTTGTCTGCAAAGAAGGGCAGAGTTTGCGGGGATTCCATCGCACAGACCAGAATCCCTTTACCAGAAATGGGTAAAAGAAAAAAGAGATCACCCAAGGGATATGTCCATGAATGGGTATAATATTGTTCAAGCTGGATTGGAAACAAAAGAGACGATGTGGGAAAGCGGAATCAATAAACTAGCCTATGAAATTGAAACCATAAAAAGATACGATGATGTTGTTTGGGCAACGGTTCTCACGCAATGCTAACCATATTTACCATCGTATTGAATGGGGAGCCTTTTATTTCTAAAAAATTACAGGCGTACCAAAAGCTAACCATCCCTTGGCAATGGAGGATTGTCGAGGGAGTTAGCAACCCTAGAAATTGTACTCGCTGGTGCAGGGAAGTTCCGAGCAAATGGCACAAGGATTTTGTCTCAATAGACGGCACGCACGAATATCTTAAAAACCTAAAACATCCAAAGGTATCGTTCCAATACCAAAACAAGCCTTTCGATGGAAAGATTGAGATGATACGAAGGGCATTGGAAGGGGTGGATTGCGGGGTTGTGATGGAACAGGACGCTGATGAGTTTTGGACAGAAAAACAAATGGAGGATGTTTATAGGCTTTTGATTGATCGAACGCCCGGAACCGCCGCTCAATTCTTTTGCAATTATCACATAGGGAAAAAGGTTGTCGTTTCGCGCTCCGGGCTTGGGTGTTATCCTTACGAATGGTATCGAGCATGGAAGTGGGGCGAGGGCATTGAGTTTGCCAGCCACGAACCACCCATCCTGAATCACCAGCCGATCAGAATCCCAAGGGGAGTCACCGAGGAGATGGGGCTTGTTTTTGACCACTTTGCCTATTCTGTTCCAGCGCAAGTAGAGTTTAAGCAAGATTTTTATGGCTATGCGGAGCTTCTGAAATCTTGGGAGAAACTACAAAAAACTCACGGGCCTGTAAGGCTGAATCGCTATTTTACTCATGTTCAAGACAGAAGCGTGGTGGATGATGCAACCTAAAATCATAAAATATTCCCAAAGGCTAGGCGACATTTTAAGATGCCTGCCTGCCTGTAAGTTTTTATCCGACAAGGGGCATAGAGTTTTGTTTGATTGCCTTGAGATTTACCACGGAATTTTTGATATGGTTTCCTATGCCCAACCACTAGGAGCAACCCCTTTTGATGCCGATATTCTTGAGCTGGAAATATGGCCCAATAAATATGTTGATTATAGAAAAAGCAGAAAATCTTGGGGAGAGTTTGTCTATTCCCATAATGACATAAAGGGAGCAGACAGGGAAAACATTGTTATAGATAGGCTTGGTAGTGAAAGAGCGATTGGGCTACCAGAAAAATATCACCTGATTGCCCCATTCGGGGTTTCGCAAAATACCTACCATAATCCGCTTAAAATCATCCAAGAAGCCGCAAGGGAACTAGGCAAAGATAATGTGATTGTTCTATGTCCGGGGGATGTTCGGATTGAGGGCATTGCCACTTATACAGCCCCAAGCATCGAGCAAATGGCAAAGGCGGTCAGGGATGCGGACCAATTCTGGGCAATCAATTCAGCCCCAATCATATTGGCCTCTTCGGTTCGGAGGGGAAAGGAAAGCAAGTTTTGGGGGCAAAAGGGGGAGTTTGAATCAGACAATGTTCCTTGGTTTGAGGGGCTTGTAAGAATGGATTGACACTAGGGTTGGTTTTGATGGGCGGGGCTATTTCCACTTCTTATTTTGGGTCTGACCTTCACTACATGATTAACGACTTGTGGGTGAGCGTGACCGGGCTTGCATCGAATCCTGTTTCCGCCGTGGCAACCGACCTTGGAACTTCGGCTGATTTGGATGTTGGGGGCGAGGTTTTTAGGCTTACAAAATCCCTCGTGGTTTGCGCCTCCGCAATCTCAGCCGTGACTATCGGGAATCTTTGTACCCTAGAGGGCAAGGAATTTATGATTGCCCAATTCTCAACTTCAACGGACGGCATTTCCTATACCTTGGACTTGGCCGATCCAACAACCTAAATGGCATCCATTGAAAGGGAGGTTGAGAAGGGGCTTCTCAACGCTGTCTCCGGGGTGACGGGCTTAAATGCCTACACCAGCGAAAGGGATGAGCCAAGGCTTCTGCCCCATATTGTCGCCAGAGCTACCATAGGATCAGAGCTTCTTGGGCCGTTCACGGGGGTCTTTAATGTGCCATCCACTTTGACTTATACAGCCAGAGCAGACACAACGACAAGGGCTAACTTTGATGCCAAGTTTCAAAGCATAGTTGCAGAGCTTTATCGCGACCCAAGCCTGCCAAGCTATATGACCAATGTTACCAGCGTTACGATTTATCAAGCCAAGATGACAA